CTTTCAAAGAATAACCCTTTCTTGTTGTTTTCTTCAACGATATTCCGTTCATATACTTTTGTGATCTATCTGGTATCATACCATCTCTGGTTGATTGCGTCACGTAATCAGGGAATTGATTTTGTCCTCTACCTATTAATAAATAGTCCATTAAACGTTGAAGGTAAAAATCTGACCTTTGTTTTTGGATATTTCTCAAATATGCTACTGTACCTGCATCTACCGCGGTTGCATTTTCTTGCGTCCCTGATACTATTCCGTTGTTCATAGTCCTATACATTATAAACGGTATTGCGTTGAAATATGCCGTTTGTATCATATACGGAGCGATATATTCATCTACCAAAATCTTTTCTTCATTTGTAAATGTATCACCGGTTATCGTCACCTGTGCCATTAAATGTTTATAGAATTTAGTACCAAGTATAGTTTGTAAATCTATATCCTGAGTAATCTGTAATTCACTCTTGAGAATGTCTTGATCCACATTACGATTGATGTTCGTATATGCTTTTAATTTTTTTTCTGATACGAGTAAAACTCCCATTATATATTAGTTTAATTCTTCCTCTCCTAACCATACATTACAATCTTCCTGAGACAGACCAAATCCACTCATTAACATTTGCATTGCTTGTTGTCTTGTTATTCTTTCTTTATTGTATTCTCTAACGATTCTCATTAGACCTTGATATTCTCTACCCTTTAATCCTTTGATATTCTCGTTAATTAATTGTTGTTGTGTTTCCTCTTCACCAACTTCCACCGGAACATTTGGTTTATCTATTACCGTTGGGTTTTCCAATACGTCTCCTTGTAAAAAGATTGATAAAGGTTTAATCTCAAAGTTGGTAGGTTTTCCAAATTTCAACGATACCAATTTATTAAATACTGGTACTATATCGTTTTGGTATGGCTGTATTACCATCTTACGGAAATATTCAGAGTGTTCAGTAATCTCGTTTGCACCCCCTAATTTCCCCGCTGTTGCTATACCGAATAGTTCGGCTGATGATACTCTATGACTTGAAAGGATACTCCTTAAAATGTCCTCTGATACGGTTGAATAGTATGTATCATTATCGTTTCTTGGGATCTGTGTAATTACTGGTGCTGAGTCTGTATTCTCGTTAAATGAAATTACTGCTTGACCTGCGTTATCTGACCCACTATATTGTTCCTCAAGTGCTCTTGTTAAAATACGTTGCTCCTCTTCTGGTGGGATTCCATTATTGAAAGATATGAAAAGTGAGGGTACCATCCCATTACGTAAATTCCTCATATAGAAGTTTTTCAACTCTACGTCTGTCTCAATAGACCTTTGTCCTGCACTCCAATCAGGAATAGGGTAATAGGTCATACTTGGTACGTATGTCTTGAAATAATATATTTGTGATGGAGCTCCGTCCTCTTGACTAAACGCAGGATATTCTTCAGGTGGGAACTTTTTTAAATTCCTCCAATCTGCGGAGTAGTAATAACAATCAATCTTATCGTCTTTGTTTAATTTACCACTACGTATTCTACTAAAATCTATATGATAAATCTCTGCGATACTTTTTCTATCCTTTGACCATACTACATTTAATGCGAACCCACCGAATAACATAAAATCTAACGTTGCTTTCTTCATAACGTCTGATACTGATTCTGATGGATTTATTAGATTTACCGTTGCCATAGGGTTATTTAAACTCACTAAACCATCTCCCATAATCTGATTTACCTTACTGGTAATTACCGCCTTGTGTATTGCGCAGTTGTCGTACAGCTCAATAAAGTATTGAGGTAGTAAATTATTCTCACCGTAATAAACCCAATCGTATCTTTGTAATACCTCACTAAAAATGGGTACTGATGCGTGGTTAAAGTTGACGCTTTTTAATCCGTATTTTTGTATTTCTTCACTCATAATTAATCTTCTATATATATGTAATTCTCGTTATTTTCATTTGGAGATATATACTCTCTAAATAATGGCTCCTCTTGTGGGCCTTCTAATTCTGCCATAGATGTAAAAACTAAATTAGTTCCGTCCCCAAATATGTTTAAATTGTATTGTCCCAAGTAGTTTAGGTCATCCGTATTTAATGGAAGAACGATACTACAATATCTACTATTTGCTGTATATTGTAAAGGGTCGTATATGTCTATTGTATATACTTTCTTTTCACTACTCATTATATGTGTAAAATGTAATTCATATGTATCAAAGACATCTCTACTATTGTTGTTGATGTTTAATACAAGTGTGTTTTCTACTCCTTTGTTGATGTATAACATAATCTTTCTCTTATATATAAATATAAAAAAACTTCCATTGAACGGGTAAAAATAAAAAAAAGAGGGCTTAACGCCCCCTTTCTTCGGATTAGAGATATAATAATCGTCCTTTTAACAGGACTACCAATTAATTACTCCTCAATATTTGCTCCAGCAAATACTGCTGATAATGCGCCTACAATAACGTTTGCAGGTTCTGGTTCGTTTCCGGTAAATATAAAATTAAATTTATTACCGTCTGCGTAGTTTGCACCTGAGTTGGCGTCACCACCACTTAAATACATACCATTTCTTTGACCTAACCAATATTGTACTCCGTTTTGATCTACTGCGATCATTTGGATTGCATCGTTTTGTGATAAAATCTTCAATAAGTTTCTTTTATCTTGGTCGTATTTGTAGAATACTGCCGTAACAACCTGGTTAAAAAATATGGAACCATTCTCAAAATTCTTTTGCACCTCCTGCACAAGGCTGGAAGTATTCCTTTTGATATTGAAGCCATAGATTGTTGTACCTGATGCTACTGTTGAACCTGTGATTGCACCATCGACAGTTTGTGCTACTGCTGATACATCACCTGTTGCTCCACCTACGATATAGATTTTTTGAAGTGATCCAATACCATTGGAACAGCCTAATTCTATACCACTTGAAATATAACACGTGCTCATAATATATGTTTGCGGGGGATACCCCCTAATTTTTTTTATTTATTTTTTTGTTAAAGGGGACTTTCACCCCTTTTGTTTTTTTAATCTATTTTAGAACTATGCTAAGTTGTTTGTTGCGAAGTATGCAGTTGAACCAAATGTTGCGATTGCTACACCGTAGTTAAAGTTTGCTCTAAATCTTACTTCATCAAAGTCTAAACTATACCAAATTTTTAACTTTTCACTATCACTTAATAAATCCACACCTAAAACCATATACTCTGCTGGTCCGATTACTACTTGATTAGATCCATTAAGACCTAACGTAGGAATTATTTTCACATTCGTATTTGGCGCCACGGCTTCCATCATACCGGTAACGTCAGTTGAACCGATGTAATTTTGGAAGTAGTTTGCCGCAGTAAGTGCTTGTACATATAAACGGAAATTAGAGTATGACATAAACACTCTTAAATCGTCTCTACTCATTGCATTATCATCTAATGCGTTGATTAATTTATTTACCTCAAATATAGGGTTTCCTGCAGTTGTTGTTGAACCTGTTGTTGTAAATGTTGAACCACTTGAATTTGCTACACCTGTTGTACCTGTTGAAATTAATGTCTTGAAGCCATTAAAACAAGATGTTCCTGTTGTTGCTTGCCAGATTTGTTTTTCTACGTATTGCTGAATTTCTTTAACTTTCAGATCCGCTATTTGCTGCTCAAATGGCACAGTTTCTTGTGTTTGACCTGGTGCCATTAACATTGACTGATAAGTATCAAATAAGTCCTTATAACAAAGGGCTTCATTATACTTGGTAGGGCAGGTAGTTATTGTTGTTTGTGTGTAGGTAGTTGTACCTGATGGCTCCCATCCACAGTCTCCGTCTTGGAAGTATGCAGTTGAGTTTAATAAATTAAGTGACTGGCTGCCTTTTATTCCGGTTCTTAAATTGATGTATTTTGCAGTCGTTCCACCAATCAAGGCTTTTGCTAACAACTCACCACCAACTTGATCTACATAACCACCGATGGTTGATACCTGGTAGTCAAATTCTTCTTTTTTTAAGATTTTCATTTTTGTATGATTTTTAATTATTTTTTATTTCTTAACGCCATAATGTTTGCGATCCTTGGATCTTCAAATACGTCGTCGTTTGTTTTATTAAATTCAGTTTTACCATCAGAGATTTTTTTACCTGCTGGCTCTTTACTGAATGATTGAAATTGGTTTTGTAATGAAGACATTTGTGATTCCATTTCAGACATTTTTTGTCCGATTTTATTTACAAAGTCCTTTAACATTTCCATTACCTCTTTCTCCATTGCTAATGAAGGTTCTAATGGTTTTTCAATTTCCACTTCAACTTCACCATTTTCTGATTCTTCACCATATCCAAGGTCTTCTTTTACTACCTCTTCAATTTTAGTGATTAAACCATCTACGGTCTCAACTTTCGTACCGTCTTGTAAAGTGTGTTTTCCGTTTGGTGCTGGAATTTCGGAGTCATCTTGAACGACTACTACTCTTGCACCTGCTTGTAAAACATCACCTTCAATTTTGATTTTTGTACCGTCCTCTAATACGGCTTCAAGGAAGATCTCCTTTACTGCTTCAATCACATCATTTTTTACCTCAACTTCAAAGTTTTCTTTTAAACGATATGTTCCATTTTCAATAGACGATAATTCATAACTATCGTTGATTTTAAATATCTTATTACCTTTTTCTAACTTTTCTGTTTGTAAAATAACGTCCTCTGTTGTCTTGAAGCTCAAAAGTTCCTGATTCATAAACCCGAACTTAACCATAAGGTTTTTTAGTTCGTGAATTGCTTTGTTTGAATTAGACATAATTTTTTTATTTTATTTTGTTTCTTATATATATAAATATGTATTTTCGTACATATTACCAATATTATTTTATATTCTTCAGTATCTCAACTACTTTCTTTAAGAATAATTCGTTTTTAAAGTTTGCCGCTTCCTCTATGAAATACCCCGAAACCGAGAACCCGTTTAATTCTTTACTCTTAATTTTGTTCCATACCTCATCACCTTCTGGTGTCTTTGCACATTTCATCATTACCATCCACGTTCCCTTCGGTAAATTGTATCCGTATTTATTTGACTTATCTGTTTCGGGATCTTCAATTATCCAACTCTCAACTACGTAGACATCATTTACCGCTTGACCGTCGTGCATCAAATCGTTATTGTCTAAGTATTTGTTTTTCATATATTTCTCGGCTATCATCTTAATTGTATCTTCACTGAAAAATACGTAGTATGGATTACCAAATATGTCCTTTCTAAAAATATTCATATCGGGTATCATTGCGGGGCCGATTACTGTCCTCTTTTCTTCGTCTGTTGAGAATGATTGTTTAATATCCTTATCTACTTTTAAATAGTCAAAAACCCCTGTTTCCTCCTCAAATTTGGACTTTCTTTTCTTTTTGGGTAATTGATCTACATAT